TCACCTAATTCTTTTGAATATTTTTCTTGTGCATCGGTTATTTTGTTTAACTCTTTTAATTTTTCAATGTAATCTTTTTCTTCAACTGTGGTTAATAAACCTTTAGTAAATTTCTCTGATAATTCTTTATATCTTGCACTGTTTATTATCTCATCATAAAGTTTATTCGTCCTCTCAAGATATTGGTCAAAAGTAATTTTATTTGTTTCATATAATGTATTTGTAATGTCTAATAAATTTATTTCTGCTTCTTTTTTAACTTCTGTTTTACTAACTCCACTTATACCTATATCAAATAATTTTCTAAATTCTCTTGCTTCTTGCCCTGTTATTCCCAATTTTCTTGTATTGGTTTGTAATTTTGCTTTTACTGTTTGCCTAATTCTTATTGCTTCTTCAGAACTTTTATCAAGATTTTTATATTGCTCATATAAAGATTCTAATTCTTCTTTTAAACCACCTAAACCTGCTTCTGTTTTTGTTTTGGTTGGCCTCATAGGCAATTGTACTTGATATATTTGGCCTTCCCATTTTCTCCATTGTTCATCTGAAATTGCAATATTATTATTTATAATTTGAAATTCTCTGACAAGCTTTTTAGGGTCAGTTAAATTCTTTGTTAATTTTATTTTCTCAAGATATATATTAAAACTTTCCTCAATACTTTTATTCATTACCTGATAATTGCCAATTTTATTTGCTTGTTCTTTTGACTCTGATGCACTCGGATTAAAAAATCTGCCAACATAATCCCAAAAGCTCGGCCCGCTTTCATACTCTTCTTTTGCTTTTTTGATTATTTCAGCATTCTTTTGCATTAATTTGTCTAATTCAGCTATCGTACCATTTATTTTACCTTGTAATTTTTCAACAGCATTAGCTTGCAAAATATATGAATTTGTTGCGTCATCACTACCTTTTATTAATTCAGGATACATATCTCCAAGTCTTTTTGTAACCTCTACAAGCCTTTCTTTTTCTTCAGCACTTAATTGGTCTCCTCTCCTTACTCTATCCTGTAATTCAATGTATTCATTTAATAATTCTTTGGTTTCGTTTGTTTGTTCAATTTTATCTTTTAGTTTATCATATTCTTCACCTACTTCTTTCAATGCATTGCTTAATTTACTTGCAGAACCTAATGAATTAAACCAATCAACTAATTGCGGCAAATAAGCAATTAGTGCTAATACAGCACCAACTAAAGTTGTTGATAGAACAAAACTTAAAGCTTTGAATGAAGTAGCAGAAGTCATTGCAACTTTTGCTAATAATGGGAATTGTGCTGTTAGTTTGCCTAATAATCCATAAGATAAAGTTGAAAATGAAGCTAATAATGGTTGTAATCCAGTTAAATTTAATGCTATTGTTGCTGTCTTGAATAATAATAAACCAGAAATTAAAACCTTTATCGGTGTTGGAATGTTATTTATTACACCCATTATTTTAGTTAAATGTTTAACCAATTCTGTTATTGTTGGCATCAATGCAGTTATAGCCGCATTCTTAAATGATTTTAATTGATTCTGAAATAATTGTATTGTATTGGCAAGTGAATTTACATTCTCATTATAAGCTTTTGTAGAAGTACCAGCTGAATTTTTCATATCCTCTAAATCTTTTTTAGATTGTTGTGCATTCTTACCAATCATTATAACAGCATCGGTTGCTTCTTTTGTGCCCATCATTTTTTGTATTTCTGCAACATTACCACTTGCACGTTTATATATTTCTGTTAATCCTTCTTGGAATGTATGAGTCTTGAAATAAGCTTCACCTAATATTGTAACTAATGGAGTAATTGAAGCAGAAATTTTTGTCATCGCTTCACTTGTTGGCACTTTCATTTTTGTTATAGTAACGATTGAGCCCATTAGCTCATCTAATTTTATTCCAGCATTTGCCGCTCTTGGTGCAACTTGCGACATCGAGGCCGCTAATTCAGGGAATGTTGTTATACCTTTCCTTACAGTTTGGAATAACCTATCCATTACCATCGCAGAATCTTTGCCCGATAAATTATAAGCATTCATTACAGAAATTAATGCATTCATTGATTCAGGCACTGAAGATAACCCAGCAATAGAACCCTTTGCCGCTGACTCAACAAGTTTCAAAGCGTCACCCCATTGGAAACCAGCTGAAACTGCTTGATACATAGCATCAGCTAATTCTTTTGTTGATTTAACTGGCATTGTTCTACCAAGCTTTTTCAATCTATCACCTATTACACCATAATTTGCGACAACATCTTCACTCAATGAGCCAACATTTCTTAATGATTGTTCAAATTGCATTGGCCCTTCTAATAACCCACCAAAAGCAGATTTTATTGCTGAAAATGTTGTTGACAAAACATTAAGCCTTGTGAAAGCATTTACCCAATTTGTTTCTATTGCTTTAGCAGAATTTTTTACTAATTCTGTTGTATTTTTTATTGTTCCATCTAAATGCCTTAATGAGACTTCGCCTGCTTGTGTATTTATTACTATCGAAAATTCTAAATTGTTACCCATTTTTTACCTTGAATTTTTATTGAATATGTTATAAGCTACCATTATAAAAAAAGGAGCCTAATTATGAAAAAGCTATTTTTATTTTTTGTATTTTTAATCCCATTCACTTTAAATTCCGATGAAAATATTTTAAATTTTCTTCAAAAACATAAATGGGAACCTACTATAAAAGTATCAATTAAATCTTATTATACTTACGAATTCCATAAAGATAAAATAATTGAAATATTTAATGATGATGCATACGATATCAGAAATATCGATACTCTACATATCCTAAAACATCTTATTAAAAATGATATAATCGTTTTTTCTGTTATCGAAAAACATATAGTTTTTGATGAAAATAATAACCAATATTTACAATTAGCCAATATATTACTCAGCATTAGAAAACTTTCTGATAAAACTATTCTTTTGCATAAACAATATTATCCTGATGGAGAAGAAACAACGGGTATTTATAAAATTTACGAATAATCCATATTCTTAATACACACCATCAAAGTCAAATCCGCATAAGTTCTATTTTCATAGAACCATTCCATATCTCTGTAATTCCCGCAAATCGCATAAAGTGCCCTATATGTCATTAATTCATCAGGCAATGATATTTCTTCTCCTTTCTTTTTGGGTTGTGGAAAGTAACTCCTAATTATTGCACAATATTCGTTAACTTCCCGAATTGCTGAAAAAAATCGTTTATAACTAAATTAAAAAAATCTACCCTAAAATTTTTTTCATTTATATTATTTAATGAACCCTCTCCTGTTTCCTCTAATAATAATTTTAAAATATCAATCTCAATATTAATTATTTTTTTTGATATTTCTTTGTTATCATTCTTTTGTACCTTTTCTAAAAAATCATTTAAGTTTACTTCGCCCTCACTATTTTTAAATATCTCTTGAACAGAATTTATTTTATTTATTTTTTTTTGGAACTCATCAACAATATACATATACGGTGGCCGAAGTAAAAAAACACCTTCATCAGTTATATATTTTTTCTTTCTTTCTTTTAAATCTATTACCTCTAAACTCATATACCTCCTATAAATTTACCCCTCATAAGAGGGGTATTAATTTAAACTTCAACAATCACTCTTTGCTGATTGGCTGGTATAACTGCCTGGGTTATTGCTGTAGTTATTCCACTTGGCATTGTTGATATTGTTATAGCAGAATCGTTCCTTGTAGATTTAAATGTGAAACCTACTTTCACGAAATCACTATAATCCGCTTCACTTGTGGAACTAATCTTTCCAGGTGCAAAAAATTGTACTTGCTGACTTGAACCAACGGTACCAACTAAATAAACTAACTCAAAATATTTGTCTCTTGCGTATTCAGCTAAATCCATTGTCTTCTTATCAGCTTGTAATAAATCAATTGTGAATTCATACGAATCTAACACAGCTGATTGATATATTGTTGCACCTGAACCGTCTTTCAATTCTGCTGTCTCTTCGTTAGGTTTTATTTTTGGTGCACTCATTCTTGGTAATGTTACCCAACTTGCACCTGTAACCCAAACGCCAGTAGATGAACATTCAACAAGCCAACCAATAGCATCGGAGTACCTTTTAACTAAATTTGAATCTCTTGTTAGTGTTAACGGCATTTTTCACCTCTATAATTTAATTTTAATGCTGTACTGTTTTGATAAAATATTTCAAATGGGATTGGGAACACCGCTAAATGTCCAAGAATAATATTTGTATCGATATGAGTTATTATATTATTCTTGACAAGCTGTATCCCAAAATATGCGTCCTCACCAATCATAATTTTATTATATTTATCCAAGTATTCAATTACAAATTTGAAATAAGGGAATTTGATTTTGTCAAGAATTTCTGTTTTAAACAATATACAACCAGTACCAGAAAAAACATCTTTTTCTGAAATCAATCCCTTGAATGCGTCCGTGTAGAATACAGGATAAACATTGTCATCTTTGTAATGGAAATGAGCATAACGGAAAAATTGATTCTGGTCTGGATATCTTACTTTCATCAGTGGAGCAACACATTCAACATTATGCAAAAGCAATCGATAGGGTAAATCAAATTCAAACAACATATCTGAATCAATCATTAAAATGTGCGTAAACCCATTATCTTTTGCAAGATTACAAATATTATTCCTTGCAATTTCTATTGGGAACTCTTGTTCAAAATGAATTACCCATCCATTATCATTCACATAGCTATCAATACCCTGATGGTTCAAATACCACTTACCACCGATATAACTTTTCATTCGTTCAAGTGAACGCCTGAAATCATTTTTCATCTCGTCGTGGTTGTGTGGTATACCGATAAATAATTTTACTTCTTTATCGATTTTTTCCTTCTGCTCTTTTGTGATTGGTGCTATTATCATACTTCAACACATTCATATTGTTGTTCATAAATTACGATATCGCCATCATATGAATATAACGAATCACCTTCTGAAAGCTTAAAGCAACTATTCAAATTTTTAATTGGCATTTTATTATCTAAATTCTCAAATGTGCTTTTCATAAGCGAATATAAGTTTTTTCGGTTGTAATATATTTCTATGAAGTAAATCGAAAATGTTAGTATACCTGGATACATTCCTTCATATGGCTTACAACCCTTATAACAAATAAGCACTAAAGGAAAATTATTGAACTCTGAATTTAGATAACTTTCAGGTGTTCCAATATCAACTGCTACTCCACCCTCGCCAGTTAAATTACTTGCCAAATAAGTTGCTAAAGAACTTTCAATTGTTTCAATTGTTATACTCATATCGATATCCTTACTGATGTTAATTTTCTTACTGTTTCATTCTCTTCAATAGTTCCTGATTCATTTATATCATAACTATAAGATAAATTCGCTAATTCATCGTAGAACTCTTTTTCATATAACCGCATTTTTACAGCAAAATTATCATCTTCTTTTCGTGTTAGAGAAGTGAAAATTTTCTGCAACGATTTGAAAATTATCAAGTCATCAAAGCTTGTTTCCACAAGATATAATGAACCAGTGAATTCTACTGAAGTATCAACCTCTAAACGAAAACGATAATATTTATATTCTTCGTTGAATGTTTGGGTTAATGTTCCAGAATCATTTGTAAGCTTAATTGATACAATATTCTTTACAGTATTTTTGTCATTACTGCCTTCAAGTATAAAATAATTATCACCCTCATTTATACTTGTCAACTTTTTTATAACAAAACGCCTTACTCTGTTTTTTCTTTGTGCTTCAACCCAATCGCCAGTATACGAAGAATTTAAAGAAATATCTTGACACAAATATAAAGGAATCATTATAAGCCTTGTGTCTATATTCCTTTTTGTGAGTTCTATTATCGTCCGCTTGAAACCATCTTCAATGTGATTATTTAGAGTGGTCGTATTACTCAACCACTCTAATAATCTTGATTCCTTGATGGTTAGGTCAGTTATTTGTATAAAATTTTCTATCATTTTTTATACTTTTTGAAATAAACTGAATATCTTGCGGTATTATCAACAGAATTACCTGTTGCTTGAAAATCAAGTTTCAATTGCAACCCAAATGGTATACTACCGCAATTACTTACAATCTTGCTCCAATCCAATGACTTCCAGCCTTTTGTGGTTGTAGTCAAAGAATCAATATAAGAGCTCGCTGTAACTTTGGATAGTGAACCATCACCGTATATTAATTTAAAATATACTTTAGTTGAATCATTACTTGAAAAGAATATCTTGACAGAATCACAATCAGAAACAGTAATGAATTCAGTTGTATCAACTTGCGAATTTGTATAGGCTCTTAAATTGTAATATGTAGCTGTTGAACCGTTATATTTTTCTACTCTACCCTTTTGAACCTGTGCATAAGAGACAAAGCTGAAAGCTAATAATAAAAATAATATCTTTTTCATACTCGCCTCCTTATGCAGTTAATAGTTCAACAATTTTAATATCTTTATCGTGGTCTGCTACTTTTGCCCAAGTGCTTGCTGATTGTAATTGTGCGTCAGTTGGATTATTTACACCTGTTAAATTATACTTGACACCAGGAACGTGTACACAGAAATCAACATTGATTACCGCATAATCTGTTCCACCAGCAAGTAAATTATCGTGCCCAACAATAGTGTTGAAATAAGCCATTGCATAATACAATGAGTTATCACCTAATAAATAGGTATGATATACTCCATCCTCATAAGTCATTCTATCACTTACAACAATTTGCATTCCACCGAAAGTTGGGATTCTACCAGTTAGAGCAATATTTTTCCCTAAATCGGAAGCGTTAACAAAGCTTACTAATCCAGCTAATAGCATATCTTGGAATACTTTGCTATGCATAATTATTGTAGATAGTGAATCAGCATTATCCCCAATCTTGAACTTTGCATTAAATATTTTTTGTGCGTCTATTGTCGAAGAAGAGAAATCAGCTTGATGTGTACCACTCAAAGCACCTGCAAATACACCCTTCAAAGTGTATAGCATTCTATCTTCAATTTGTTTCGCAATATATTCTGTCTGTTGTATCATAAAATTCTTGACAACAGAAACACCTGCACGCCTTGAAGCGTTGCTCTCTTCACCTAACGCTATTGCTCTGTGCAAACAAACAAGTATATCTTTGTCTGTTGTTAGTGGGTTGATTGTTAGATTTGTTGCTGGTGTTGGAATCTCCATATTACTGGTGAATTCCTTAACGAATGGCCTGTAATTATAAATTCCATATCTGCTAAAAGGTGGATTCTCATCTCTTTGAACTGCCGCACTACCAATTAGTTTTGCTACTTCTGGAATTTTTGCAGGAATGTATTCATTCCAAACTTCTGGTATTACAAGGCCAGAATAGGTTGTAGCTGCCATAATATACTCCTAATAATTTTTGTTTGTTGATTATTAAGAGCTCCCCCACTGGTTAGCTACTCCCCACCACTGTGGAAAGATTTTTTAAAAGCTTATCGCCACTGCGATTATTGTATAAAATTCTTTAATAACTCTTCAATTACTTCTGGATTCTCCTTCTCTGCTTTCAATATACTTTTACCATCTAACTTTATTTCTTTTTCTGTTTTGATTTTCGGAGTACCAGGGAATAAATGAGTTTTACTATTTTTTTCTACCGATATTTTTGCAATAAGTTTGTCAATTTGTTCACTGTTAAGTGATTGACTAATTTCGTATATTTCAGGGTCAATAGATTTCAATTTCTCAAGTTTTTCTAATCTCTCTTTCTCTTGTTTTTCGATTATACTTTTTCTGAAATTTTCTAATTCCTCATTTACTTTTTTTGTGCTTTCAATATCAGCAAGTAGTTTCTCTTTTTCCTGTTTTGTTTGTTCGTATAATGTTTTAAAATCTTCTTTTTCTTTTAGTCTCTGCTCTTCGATTTCTTTTAGTTTATTTTCTAACTCGCTTGCTTTTTTCTGAAACTCAACCAAACTATTTAGCTTACTTTCGTATTCTTTGCTTTTAGTTTCATATTCCTTTAGTTTGTTTTCAAGCTCTTCTTTTTCTTTTAATAATTTTTCGTTCTCTTCCATTTTATTTTTTATTTCTCCTCTATATTTTTCTTTTTTTTGTACTATCTCGTTCCGTAATTCGTTTATTAGTTCTTGTGCTTTCTCCAATGTTAATGGTTCCCCCATTACTTACTCCTTTTTTTTTCATCTTTAACTTCTTCTTTAGTTTCATTTTTAATTTTTTCTTCAAGATATTTTATCCTTTCCTCAAGTAGTTTCATTTCTCTTAACATTTTGTTTTGAAACATAATGAAATTATCCATTTCAACGTAATTCATATTTATCTCCTTTTGTTTGTTACTTCAACTAAATCACACATACAATTATCGTGGCATTGCGTTGCACCAGAACCAGGTAATCCTAACGCTTTCCATTCATCAAAAGTTTTTACCTGTCCTGCTCTATCAAGACAACCACCACAATGTTGTGCACCTGGATTCATTACCCATTCATACTTTGTTTTGTCATCGAATGTACTCCAAATAACATATTGAGAAACCCCTTTGAGTAATGCCCAGAGTTCGTTGCTTTCATTTTTCTCAAGCTTTGATATTGTACCATTTTTTGATAATAGTTCTTTATATAAGTCCTCGACTATTGCATTCTCATCTAATCCTAATTCGTTTAATTGAATTATTCTTTCCTGTATACCGCCAAGGAACTCAGTCTTATCGAATAGAATAGACTCAAAAAATAATTTTATTCGTGTATTTATATAATCCTCTAAAAAATTTTTGTCTATTGGCATTAGTTTAAATTAAAATTGTTTGGTAAATTGTAATTGTATACTAATAATTCTGTTTTCTTTTTTCTTTTCCAATTTTTTGTAGGTGAAGCTGATAAAAACAATTCTTTACTAATTATAT